GTAGTCCATAGTACCATTTTGATACCACCACTTTAATTGGTTGTCCCAAGAAAGCTTCAACATATAGATGTTATCATTTGTGTTATCAGTGATATCAAAAATGATAAAGCTATAAGAGCTTAATGCATGACCATCAATTGTTGGGTTTTCTATATCATTAGTATGTACATTGTCAAATGCTGGGTTAATTACAAACTGAACATTTGCTAAGAATGGAATAACATAGCTAGTATAAGCAAAACCAAAGCCAAGGTTCATACCTTTCTTAGTAATTGCTCCAATACCAGATTTGTCAGAAGCATCAATGTAAAGACCTGAAGAGGTAGCTTCACGTTTAATAGCTTCATTAATCATTCTCATTCCACCCATACCTGTTTGAACAACTAACTGTCGTTGTGGGTCTGGACCTGTAAACTCAACTCTACCGTTGTAGAAGTTGTATAGTTCAGCACGGAACAATTCAAGATTAAAACTAGACTTGTTGTACACTCTCTTAAATGAGCTATCAAGCTGCTTCCAAAGACCAACAGATAATCTGATGTCATCTGGACCATCTTGTCTTACTCTACCACCATGACCCCACATAAGATATGTTTCAATATCTGTAGCAATCTTGGTTAAGTGAGCTGCTTCAAGAGAAGTAAGGAATGTTCTAGAAAGGTTACCATTAGCAACTGCTTTCTTTACATAATCCTCACCCATTACTCCAACCATCTCTGTAATAGAAGAAACAGAAGGATCCATATTTTTGTCAAAGTTTCTCCAGATTTCTGTTACTGGAATAGTACCATCAGCATTCATTCCACCTTTAATAGCCATATCAGCTCTAGATGAAACAGAATAATGTACGTGAGCTTCAGCTCCTCCTACATAATTGTAGAATTCACGGAAACCAGCTTTAGTACTGATGTCAGAAAATCTTTCACCATACTCTCCTCTAGCAGAACCTTTTCTAAAGAATTTAGTTCCGTTAGCTAAGAATTTGTTTTCAAGAAACTTGTAGTTGTCATTGTTCACTAATTGAACAGTGTAGATGAACCCGTCACCTAAAGGAAGAATATCTTCTTCAGGAACAACGAATAGTTCAACACCATTATACTTGTCATAAGTAATGATGTCTCCATGTCCAAACTCTCTCTTGTTCAGCTTGATCTTAAATGTTGTACCATCAACACCTTTAGCTTCATTAGCTGGTTCAATATCTTCAATAATATAAGGAAGATCTTGTGAGACTGGAGTTTGCCATTTCCATTCACCACGGATGTTATCTACTTCAATAACATTTTTGCCACCGAAGGATGACATTTGATAAAGAGGCATCTCTACTTTCTGTGCCATAGCCCAAATGTCTACGGGACCCATATCAGTAGGTTCTGCATCTCTAAGCATGTTCTGTAAATGATATGAATCAATGTGAGAACTAGCTTGGTAGTTAGTGTCACGTAGAAACAAACCATTGTTAAATACTGGAGTTGCCATTTTGTGATTAAATTTTAATTATTATTTATTTACTTATTTATTAACTTCTTTTAAAAAAATCTTTCTTCGGTCTTGATATGCCTGGAGCAGATCTTCTAGTTGGTGTTTCATTACTAGGTTCTTGAGTGTAGGATGCATCTCTTGAACTCTGCTCAGTTTTTAATTTTCTAACAGTTTCTGCAGTAGCTGCTCTTTGACCTTGACTAGATATTTGTGATCTATATCCTTCTGGGTCTGCTAATAGATAAAGAGCTTCAGCAATTAAATCATGTCTTGGCTCAACCCATTGGTATTTTTCTAGTAAATGACCTAGCAAATTTGTTTGCTTGCCATTTATAGAAGGATAGTTTGGTTGAACTAATCCACTATAGAGCATATTCTGAACTTTATTATCAAGTGTTAAACCATTAAGCTCACCTTTTTCTAAGGTAGAGTAAACATTCTCCATATATGTTTGAGATTGTTCTTGTCTTTGCTTAGCTGCTTCTTCTTGAGCTGCAAGTTTTTGATTTACAATGTTTTGCTGCATTGCATCCAACTTGGGTTTAAACTGTTTAGCTTTCTTTTCTAAATCCCCTCTATCCATTAAACTATCTATTTCATCCTGGATTTCTTCAGGGTTTCCATAATTAGTAGCTTGTAGATAAGATCTTATTGCATGAATCTGATCTTTTTCTTTAGTAACATCTAATTCATACATCTCATGAGTCTGAGATAATGCATTAAACAATCCTTTTAGATCACTCCCTCCGTTTTGTATATAATCATATGCATGTTGCATTTCTGGTGGAAGATTCTGAAAAAAATGTTGAGGAAGTTGCTCAGATAAATTATTCTGAACTTGTTTAAAGTTTGCTTCTATAAGCTCTTCTAAATCGTCAGCTGAATATTCATCTATAGGCTTATCTTCATCAAAAGGTAATAATACATTTTTATCAATCAGATTTTTAGCTGCCTGAACCATTTTACCTGAAGCTTTAGCTTTAGGTCTATCAGAAGGAGTTGATTCATCAACAATCTGATCAAAAGACTGAGCTCCAGCATCATCATTAGTAGCTGATGATTCAGTGGGTTTAGCTTCTACTGTGCCTGCTGTTGTAGGCTTGTCAAGGAACGATGTGTCTGGAGTCATGTTTGATAAAACATTTTTATTACCAGACTCAGTTTCTTCTTCAGGAACCATTATTGTATCTGCAGCGGTTCCTAATAACTCATCAATATTAATATCAACTTTTTGTACCGTTGTACTGTCGTTGTTTTCTTCACTCATGTTTTGTTGGTTTTATATTATAATATACTCAAAATTAATAAGATTAAATATATATTGTTTTACATCTTCAGCTTATACAATAATAATTTTTGCATTATATAGCTATAGATAAAAACTATTTATCTTTCTTTTCTTTTTTAGGAGAATCGTATTTGTTTTTATTTTCTCTAGCTATCTGAAGATCTTTTTCTTTAAGCTCTCTTTTTAAATTCATCTCCTCTCTTTTGATATTACTCTTTTGAACTTCATCAACTTGTCTATTGCTCTCCTTTTCTCTTTGCAAGCTCATAGTTTGATCATACTGATCAGTTTTTTGAATCTTATCTAGAGCATCCATATAATCACTCTGTTTATTTTCATTTATGTCTTGCATAGCTCCGTAACCAGCTGATTTAATTTCAGCAACAAGAATATCTTTTCTATGTTTCTTTTCATTTTCTTGAGTTTCATGAGAAAGTTCCATAGCTTTTTCTTTCTCAGCTGCTTCTGCAGCTTGCTTAGCCATCTGTTGCTCATGAGCTTGTTGTTGTTGTGCTTGAGCTTGTTGTTTAGACTCCATACCTTTAAGTACTGAGTTTAGTGTACCAAGAGAATCAGCCTCAATTATTTTTCCTAAATCATAGATAGAAGCTCCAGCTGTATTATTAGACATAGCTAACTGTTTCATTTGATCCAGGATATGTCTATGATTTGCTTTAGCAGAACAGTAAACATTTAAATCTCTTAATAAAAGATCAGTACCGTTTATTTCAAAATTAGCTCTTTCATCATTAGATGTAGTATGCTGCATTCTTATAGACGGTTTTGTAGAAAAGTAGTATTGAGCAAGATTTGTTCTCATCTCATGAACTCTTGGCATAAGATGATCAGAATGATTTACAAAATACATTTCTGTTTGAGCATATGAACCTGACACAGATTGTTCTACACCAGTAGCTGTTTCATATTGACCAATCTGTTGACCCATTCTTTGAGGAGAAACTCCAACAACTTGAAACGCTTCTGATTTAAAATAACCGGCAAGTTGTATTCTAGACATAAGTCTATTAGTCTGAGATAAGTCTAGTTGCTGAAAATGCTGAAAGTTTAATGCATTCTCTGTATTAGCAATAGATGTATCTAAAGGAAGCATGCTGAAATCTTTCATGGCAACATAAGCTTTAGCTAAGTTACCTTTACCCCAATCTTCTCCTAAAGAATGTTTTGGTAAAGTATTTTGATCAAGCATTACTACTGTACCCAATTCATCAATAAGTATATCAGCAATTTGATTATTTACTACGTTGTATCCTATTTGGAAAGGTTTCATAAGATCTACTAAAGATGTAGACCTAGAGTTTCTATCAGAGAATACCCTACCTTCAACAGGTAACTTACAACCATATATAGTATTATCACCTTTAAATTGAAACTTGAGAGGTTTTAATTGATTTTGGTTAATACCTATATAAATTGGATTTATACCATTAGAGTTTTTTACTCCATAAAAGCTTGGATGATTAGGGCCTATTTTAATACCACCCCATACTTCCCCAAACCATATCCATTCAATGTGTTCACCAAATAATAAAGTGCTTGGGTTTTTATTTTTTATAAGTTGGTTATTATAAATAGGTTTATCTGTAACTCTATATTCTTCATCAACAATCTGTGTAGTAACTTCTCCTGACTCAGCTATTTTAGTTAAGTGACCAACTCTTCTTTGAGATTTCCAATACGCCTGAGTTACTCTAAGCATTGTTGTTGAACTTAAATCATAGTTATCTTCTGATTCACCTAATACCCAATCAACAACATCATTTGCATTATAGCTGTTATCACGCATTGAAGTAAGTTGCCTATAGGCTAGTGATGGCATGTCAGTATTCCACTCATGGGATTTTGTTGCATCATACTTAGTTTCATTTTGATAACCTGTAAGGGGATAGCCAGCTGATCTTATTGGATAATGGTATTGTAAAGATGTCATTTGCTCTTCAGTCATTAGCCAACCAAACATATCAATTACATCAGCAGAAGTCATCTTCTCACTCTTACCAACATAGTTACTTTGTGATATATATCTTTTATTAGGAGATTTATGATAAAATGTTAATACAGGATTCCATAAATCTATATCATAATCATCCTCCATCATTCTAAAGTGCCAAAACTCTCTATCAGTAATAAGCATATCACGGAAGCCCCTCTCTTCAAGCTCATCCATTCTAAATCTTTGCTCATCAATGTCATGTTGTTTTGAAGCCCATTTTTCAGATAGGACTTCATAATCCTTATTAAAGAAGTCTTCTATTTCAGGAAGAGTTTTTAAGTTATCTATAGATAGTTGCTCCTGCATCATTTTTTGAACTTCAGGATCATTAGGATCAGCACCTTGTTGTAATAAGCTATTTAAAAGCTTTGCTTCAGCTTGCTTCACCAAAACATTTTCAATCTCTTCACTTTTTTTATTAAGTATTTCATTATAGGTATACTCATCAACAGCTCTGAAATTTACTTTACTATTACGTTTAGCAAATTCTGAAACAAGAACGTTTACAACATTTGGGATTATTGGATAGAATTTTAACTCTAGAGCATTAGGTTCATCACTAGCTAAAGTTTGAACTAAGTCTCTCATTTCATTGTTCTCTTCAACTATGTAGTCTGTCCTATCAATTATACCTTTGGCCAGCTTATAGTTTTTCATAAGCCTTCTTGCGTTCTTTCTAATTTGCTTAAGACCCTCCCATTCTAACCAATCTAGATTCCAAGCAGCCCAATCTTGATCTTTTTCTTTTCTAGGTACAAACTGTAAAGGTTGAGAAACGTTATACATCTTAGTTTGCTCAGCTTTCTTACCTTTTTTTAGATCTAATGCATTTAATATTTTCATTAACGTAAACGTTTAAAGGCAGACCGTTTTATATTTTGGTTCAAACTTTTAATGTTTTTCTTACCCAAATTACGGAAAGCACTACTATTTAATTTATATAAATTCTTTGACTTTTCCAAGTCATCAGGCCCTTCATTCTCTATCCTTTTTATATAACCACGGTTAGCTTGCTGTACTTTTACAAAAGCAATTAACGCAGCAAGGGATACTAATCTATCCACGTTTACTCCAGGTCTATAAGCCTCCATCTCTTTCATAGCCATGATATCTGGTATCCTTCTTATACCATGATGCTTCTTTAATATAGCACCATTATCATCAAGATCTTCATCAATAACCTCTTTACACCATTCAACTAAATAGTTTATTAAATGATTTTTGAATAAGACTCCTACGTTTTTCCAACCATACTCTTGATATACAGTTTTATTAGCTTGAAGGTCTTTAAGAAAAACAACCTGGTTTTTTGGTACAAGATATTTTTGTTTCTTTTGACCAATCATATACATGATAAATAATGTTATATTATTTTCAATAAGTGTCCAAGCATTATACCATTCTATTATAAGACGTAATCTATTATGTGTTTCATTAATATCATCAAATCTTCCACACCAAGCAGCTACAACCTTATCTCCTTCAATAAATGTTTCCGGACCGTTCTCTCCTATTCTAGTTACTTCTATAGGAGATTTATAAACATAAATAGAACATAAAGATTCAGATGTAGTTGTTTTTCCTTCTGAAACAGGGTCAATAGATGCATAATAAGCACCCCATTCAGGATCTTTATCAGGTCTTTCCCAAACAACAATGCTACCAGTTTTATCTTCATCATTCATTTTTACAGGGAATGAAGTTATAGGAAGCTTTGTAGTTTTTTTAATAAGTAAGCTATTATCTTTTCTTTCAGATAACTCTATTAATTCATAAGGATAATCTTTCTCTTCAATTGATCGTTTTTGTTCAGCAATAAGATGTAAAGGAAATACAGACTCTTCTCTATAATCAAAAGCTTCTTTAAGATTTCTAGGATGTTGAGATATACGTAATTGATAAAGTTCTGGACGTAATTCTTTTTTCCATTGAGTAAATTTAATATCTAGTGCTTCTAGAGCCTTCTCAACTTGTGAATTACCATACTCATCAATATATGGAGGCATGCTCCATTGCTCAGGAATAAACAATCCTGATTTACCTTTTGTGCCATTCTCATCAATAAGATCTGTATCTATAGGGTATATATCATTTTCATGAGGATAGAGAGTCATTTGCTTTAGAGGCTCACAATCTTTTAACTCACCAACAGATCCTGCTGCTATAAACATTCCTGTAGTAACATCTCCTGCCTGCATTGCTGGACGTATATACTCAAATGTTTTGTCCATTCTAGGAGCTATACCAGCTTCTTCATAAAAGAATAATGTACAAGCTCCACCAACACCTTTAGTATCAGATTTTTCAAATGACATAGCTTGTATCATTCCTTTTAAGCCTACTTCTTTCTTTCTACCATTTTGAGTAACTTCAATTTTTTGCTGCCAAGTCATTACTTTACCTGGGTTCATTGGTCTATACCAAGCAGTGTTTGCATTTAAGAAAGCTCTGTATTCTTCTAAAAACTTCCAAGTACCTTCTAGATTTATTTTATCTTTTATAGAAGCACCCATTTTACAAATAGCTCCTTCTTCAAACCAAATTTGATTTAAAAGTTTAGCCGCATGAAAATAGGATGATGCTATCTGACGTTTTTTAGTTATAGAAGCGTGTTTATAATGTAGAGCTGCTAAATCTTCATATAAAGCCATGTGTAACTGAACATCATAAATAAGTGGAAAGTCAAACTTCTTTTTAATCTTATCATAGATTGGTAAGAAGTTGAGCCACATATAATAATCTCTTGGCAGAAACCAAGTTTTATTTTTATTATGAAATATAACTCCCTTTCTACATTTCTCTTTTTCTGAGTCCCAGTATTTAGTGTAATCTTTGCTACGGAATTGGGCTATGCAATATATATCTCCTTTAGCTCTAAAGTTTCTAGCTTGCTCATTAAATAACTCTGATGTTTCATCTAACTCATACTCACCAGGTTTTTTAAAAGTAGATTTAACAAAGTCTCTAAATTCTTCATGGGTATCAAACTTAGTGTAAGTCCATTTACCATTATCATTTGTAGGTATATTATACATATTTACATTTGGTCATAACCTAGTTCTTGACTTCCCCTAACATTAATCTGTTGTTCTTGCTCAAGATCTTTTACAATACCTTTATAAGATTGTCTAATACTGTCAAAATCTTTTGCAACTGCACGGATTTGACCAATGTTACCATCTCTACCATCTGTTATAGATGTATTAGCCATATAGTTAGCAATATTATCAAGAGCTTTTTTTATACCTTCATAAGCTCTTACGGTTGGTGTTTCATAAAGAGCCTTTGCTTTATCAACTGCTATCAGTATATCATCTTGCTCAAGAGAAAAATCTATGTCTAAATCATTAACTATAGTTTCTTCTCTCATGTCCCATCTCAAATTAAAGTAGGGATTTTCTTGACTTGAGCAGGACATATAAAAAAGATATGCATAAATTTTAAGAAAGTTATCTGGATGATTATCCATAATAACCTTAAGCCATTTTATAGAATGACAATGCTCTGTTGGAATAATAGCTCCGTTTTCTACTTCAAATAATTTTATCATTCTACTGGATTTTCTTTTAAATAATTTATAATACTTATAACCTCTTTTTTTAAGTAAGGTATACTATAAGGTACTACTTCTTTTACAATAGGGTTACCATCTGAAGAATGTTTTATTATAGGATATCCATATTTATCCTCACCATCTTTTTCAAAAAGTATATGATGTATTTCCATGATACCTGGTTTTAAAGAGTGGTTATGCTTTAGCATCATATACATATATAAGGATAGTTGTAAAGCATAATGATTAAAATTACAGTTATCAAGATGATTCAGAGGACTTTTTAATTTATCAGTCACACCTTGCCAATTTGTAAAACCCTCCTGCTTAATTTCTTTATTAGTTTTATAATCATAAATATTTAAATGATTACCAACTACTTCTACTCTATCAGCTTGTCCACACATAGAAGCAGACTTTAAGTAAACTAAATGCTCTGGATATACTCCAGGCATTAAACTTTGATCAGGAGATAATTTTATACCATCTTGTTCTATAGGTTTGATTATTGGGAGGTCAATCCCAGATCTTTTTATGGTATCACACATGATTAGCTCAGACTCTCTTTGATCATGATACCAAGAGCCCAAGTCAATAGCTCTTTTATTTTCTTTGTCCCAAATAGATATTATTTCTTCTGGTGTTAGACCAAACCACTTGGATTTTTTATTTTTTGCAACCTTAGTTGCTACAGCTTGTTTATTAAATTCTGATTTAAATAAACTTATAGCTTTTGTTACACTTAACCATTCTTTTAAAGGATCATCTATACTTTCATATTTATGATTCGCTGATGTAAACTGTATAGCCATTTTGATTTGAATTTTTGATTTGGTTCTTAGAGTTGGTATCAATTTGTATTACTTCATCATTTGGTGCATCAACAGTTATGTCAATTACACCAGATTTAAGTTTTCTTATTTTTAAAGTTACTCCGCAGTATTTAATTATCATCTGTTAAAAAATTTAATTCATCTTCTTCATCTTGAGTCATTAAAGAAGGCCATCTATTATCATCACACTCTGCAGATAAAGCTCTTAACTTAAAATGTAGCGTACATCCACATAAAGAACAACAGGGTTGAGTTTTAGCAACAAAGCAAGAATCTCCTTTATTATCTATATGAGGACACTCTTTACATACTTTCATTCTTTCAGCAGCTACTTCTTCAACTACTTCTTTTTTAATAATTGAGTTTTTCATACCCTCTATTATAAGCTTTTTATTTTTCCAAAGGTCTTTTATACGTCCCATATTTTTTTTCTAAAAATTCTTTTTTTCTAACCATTTCATCTTTAATCATTTTGCTAAGAGTTAATACTTTTTCAAGTTTTTCCTCCAAATCTTTTTTAGCAGACATTTGATTAAACGTTTCTGGTTTAAGTACTTCTAAATGTTTTCTGTATTTAACAACAAGCTTTGGTAACTCGCTTGACTTTGCTTTAAAAGTACAAAGACCTTCTATATGAATTACATTAGACTTAAGGTTAACTAAGTCTTTACGTAATTCAGAATAAAAAAAAGAAACCGCATCATCTACTAAATGAATATCTAAATTAAGATCTTCAGCTACAGGTTGTATGAAATGCTTACTCTTTTTTGGTAACATGTATCATATTATATTTAAGAAATATATTTCCGTCTGTCTGCACTTTAAGATTAGGATTTATATATATCTTTTTTGTGTTTTTACCTTGTTTCACTATTAAACCAAGCTTTTCAGCTTTAGATAAAAAATTTCTTACAGTTTGAGCACTTGAGAAAATGCCTTTTCCGTGTACTGATTTATTATAAGAAGACCCTAACTTATTTCTAATTTCTTCATTTGATATTTCAGCTAATAAACAAAAGTCTCCTAATTCATATTCACCGTATGCTCCTAAAAGAGCTAAGCAGTTTAATTCAGAATCACTTAAACGTTTATTATAAATAAAACAATGAGTCATCAACTGAAATTTAATAATATCAGTATGACTCATTGTTGTCTTTTTTTCAACTAAATTAACTTCAGCCATAATTGTTGGTTTATAAACTTAGCAGCATATCAACAAGCTCAGGTTGTGGAAAACAATCTGTTTTATCTTTTCTTACATTAGTGTGTGTAAGAAGACCTTTAATCTTTCCATTATAAGCATCTTCATTAAAACCAAATGCTTTTGTAGGCCCATGTTTTCTTATTAACTCCGGCAATCCTTCTCTTACATCTATTTGATCTCTTGCTGCTATATGTTCTATTAATAATTGAGTACTCTTGATTTGTTTATCACTATACTTATGCCATG